AATCGTATCAATTCCTTCGTTGGTAATTGCTATTGTTTCCACAAGTACGATCGCGTGACCAAGGAACATTACATGATTGTTTCGTGGAAACCTAATTAAAGTTTTTTTATGTACCCATATAATAAAGTATATGTCAAGTGAGATTTTGAAATGCTTGAAAGTGGACACCGCCTATCAGACGAAGAGTTATCAGTTTTTGTACACCGAACTACAGAGAGTGATTACTGAACCCTCCAAAGGTGATACCCGCGTTCGTTTCATCAGCAGATCGCTTCGTAACCGACAAGATGACCGTTTTAAGCACGTGTTTTTAGAGTTTCAAAGAGGAACGCCCTTGCGAAAACGTTTTGAGAAAAAGTCGGGCGACATACAAGTGTATGTGGCTGAACACGCACCAGTGTTAAGTTACGTGTTTGACGATAATTTCAGTGTCGATTGGAAAGAGGAATTGAGTATTCAACTCCCAAACATTACGTACAATTTTGAAGATATTAGGGAATTCGATGAAATGTCTTCTGACATATATGTGTTGGGGATACAGGACTGTCGACATCATACCATGAACATGTTAAAATTTTGTTATCCCATAAAAATAAAAACACAAGATATGTTTTAACTTAAAGAACACATGTATTAAGAAATACAAAATGAGTTTAGAGGAATACTCGAAAGATTATTTGAAATTAATGCGACATGTGTTTGACAATAAACACATACTGAATGTGTCGACGATTACATACATATGTGATTTGAATGTTACTGAGATTGATTTGAAAACATTTATCGAAACCTTTGAAGCGAAACAGGTGAACACAAAATTTGCGAACATTAAAATGAAGCCCTTTCCTGTTCATAAAAAATTCGAGATAAGCAAGCGAGGAAAAATTAAAAAAAGTTTTTTTAATCAAATTACTTTGAATTTTGAGGACATTAATAAAAAGTCCATCAAAATATTTTCTAATGGGAAATTGCAGTTGACAGGACTCACGTCTCTGTTTGAATGTAAGCATGTTTCGTTATTTATCCTGGATTTATTAAAATTTATATTACCATGTATCAGTAATATAAATATTGATAAAGGGTACATCGCAATGTTAAATTCAAATTTTTCCGTGATGTACAATATAGATTTATATAATTTCAATAAAATATTACAAAAACAAAAGAACTGTTTTTCTGTGTACAATCCCGAATCGTATCCAGCAATCAATTTCAAGATTCACATAAGTGACGAGCGATGTTTGTCTATTTTCATATTTGGAACAGGAAACATTGTGATAACCGGGTCAAAGACATTAAACGAGATGACAATTGCATACAAGTACGTGACGGATTTGTTAAAGCAACATAATGTTTCCAAAACGACTGAATATGTGCCCAAAAAGATGAGAGAGGAACCCTATTTAAACGGCTATAATATTAGACAATATATGTCCTGTATTGTCTAATTTTTTTATGTGATAAAGGTATATTAAAAATGGTTGTCCCAGGAATGCAAGATGGTAGATTTCTTACGAATTACAGTTCCAACAGTTCTTTAAATAAAGAATATTTCAGTGATACAAACAAGACACAGAACGATTTACGAACATATGTGCAATCGAATTCTGATAAGATCATACAAGCGAATATTAACGAGGCGTTAACGGTTGCACAGACATATAGGAATGAAATATTTCCCAAAAACTAACTTAAAAAACAACTGAACAAAATAACATATATAGATGTTGTCTCGTCGCGGTATTGCAATAAACAAACAAGATGTTGAAAATGAACTTGTGAAAATGCAAAACGAACTTACGGTACAACCGATCGCAAACGAGTATCAACCGGACATGAAATACAAGGTGTATTTGGAATCGGAAAATTATATCGTCACTCCTCGAAATTATCCACCCGCGCAACGTTACGTGACAAGCTCCAAATTAGAAGACGGGGACGCAATCGATTGCGAGTTTAATGGTCGCTTGAATAAGGATACGTATCAACATGAAGCCTCTGACAATGTTCTTGATGGTCTCCACACAAAAGGTAGTGGTATATTAAACTTACCGACCGGATATGGAAAAACCACTGTGGCATTATACATTTTGAGTCAAATCAAACAAAAAACGTTGATTGTTGTTCATAAAGAATTCCTGATGAATCAATGGTTTGAAAAAATCAATCACTTTTTACCCAACATGAAAGTAGGTAAAATACAAGGAAATGTAATTGATGTACAAGACAAGGATATTGTGATAGGCATGTTACAATCGTTATCAAAGAAAGAATACGAGCGCGAGAATTTCGATGGGTTCGGGTTGACGATTATAGATGAAGTGCATCATGTATGTACCAAATCGTTTTCCCGATTTTTATTAAAGTATAACACTAAATACCTGTTAGGGTTGTCTGCAACCATTGAAAGAAAAGACGGGTTAACGCACGTATTGCATTGGTTTTTAGGTGATGTGTTGTACAAACAGGAGCGTGTGAACAAGACGGATGTGACTATTGTGAAAGTGTCGATAAAGGACGAGAGTTACGCAACTGAAAAGTTTCCCGTGAACCGAATGGGTAAACCGAATTTTCCGGAAGCGATAAATAAAATCACCGAATTGCAATTTCGAAATGATGTGATTTTACAAATTGTGACGAATTGTTTGTGTGAACAACGACGTATTTTAATACTGACTGATCGACGAGCTCATTGTGAACATTTATGTCACACGATGACGGACATAAAATGTGGATTGTATTTAGGAGGGATGAAACAAGCTGATTTAGAAAAATCCGAACAGTGTGACGTTTTAGTTGGCACATACGCCCTTGCAAACGAGGGACTCGATATACCCATTTTAGACACGTTGATATTAGCAACACCAAAGTCCGATGTTATTCAATCGGTTGGGCGAATTTTGAGAGAAACCAAAGACAAGAAAAACAGCCCAATTGTGTACGATTTAGTGGACACATGGGGGACCTTCAAATATCAATTTTATAAACGCAACAAATTTTACACGCACAGCGGATTTAAAATGAAATATGAAGAACCTTCTTCGCGTTAAAATATTCAAAGTTTTTTATAAGCAAAATTCTATAAATGGAAATTGTATTAAAAGAATTACAAGAACATATAGTATCATTGGAACAAAAAATGGCTAAATTAGAAAAGGCGGTTCGTAAAATCAAGAAAGATATGATTCCCGAAAGTGAACGTAAAGTGAGAGCTCCATCTGGCTTTGCCAAACCAACTTATTTGTCTCCAACTTTATGTGAGTTTTTAGAAATTCCAGAAAATGAAGAGCTTCCTCGCACGGAAGTAACTAAGCGTGTTTTGAATTACGTCAAGGAAAAGGACTTACAGAATAAAACCGAACGTCGTGTTATAAACATGGACGATAAACTACATAAATTACTTCAACCCTTGCAGGATGAGCAAGTCACGTACTTCACCATTCAAAAGTTGTTAAAAGTTCATTACGTAAAACCGGGCGCAACCCCGAAATCGGACCCAACCCCCAAACCGGACCCAACCCCGAAACCGGAAGCGACCCCCAAAAAGGCCCCAGTTGCAAGGGGTAAAAAAGCGACAAAAGCCAAGTAGATAATTAAAGATTTAATTAGAATACGGTACTATGGGAGACACGTTATGTTTCGAAGATTTATGCACGCGTGATGAAATAGAGCACATTTTGAACATGAGGGTAAGGGACATCACGCTTTATCAAGAGGCGTTACTGCACAAGTCGGCGGTGAAGATATACAACGCGAATCGATCCAACGAGCGATTGGAATTTGTGGGTGACTCGGTTCTTAATTTTATTATTGCGAAATACTTGTACGATAAGTATCCAAATGAAAATGAAGGGTTTATGACAAAACTCAGAACGCGATTAGTGTCTGGTAAGTGTTTGTCTCAAATCGCCAAAAAAATGGGACTACAAAATCATATTCGAATGAACGAAAAGGCGTTACGACAAACTTGGAATGAGAACGCGCGCATCTTGGAAGACGCATTGGAGTCGTTGATTGGAGCCATATTTTTAGACCAGGGATTGTACATTACCATTCAATTTATTGTTGCACAGATGCAACAGAATGTAGATTTTGATGAAATTTTAACAGATACCAATTACAAGGACATCTTGATGCGATACACGCAGATGAAAGCAATTAAGCTACCCGTTTACAATCTACTACACGAAGACGGACCAAATCATTCAAAATCGTTTTTGGTCGAAGTGATTATCAACGACAACAGTATAGGTAAGGGGTACGGAAAAAGCAAAAAGGCCGCCGAACAGAATGCAGCAAACGAAGCATTGTTACATTTAAAACATATTGAATAATACTTATTTAATATTTTTTAAAAACGCTGTAATTTCTCGAAATAAATATCTATCCTATGATAGGACAAGTTGTTCAAAATTAAATGAATGTTTATAGTGCTGGTGTTTTATTATATATGAAACGAAATAATATCACGTACTTTTTATTAGGAAAGGATTGTAAATATGATTCTTGGAGTGATTTTGGTGGGAAAACCGACGACAAAGATCGACGTGACCCTTTAAAAACCGCCAGTCGCGAATTTTACGAAGAAACGTGTGGTGTCATCTTTCCATTGTCGGACATTTTCTCTTTGTTGTTAAAAGAAGGGCATGTTATAGAGTGTAAGAGTTACAAGAAAAATCAATATTTTATGGTCTTGTTAAAACTTCCTGAGAAATATATCAATGAAAGTAGTACCATTATTAATCATTTCAAGTTTCAAAATATTTTGATAAATTTAAAACCTTCAGAGGTTATGCGAAGCTTTAGAGAAAAAAGTGAACTTAGATGGTTTACCTTAGATGAAATCACGAATGCCAAAATGAAGATTAGAGGTGTATTTTTTTACAGCTTAATGCAAAATTTAAACAGAATAAAACAAATATGTGCGTAAGGCTATTAAAAATATTTTAATTTTTTTATGTAAGTGATACTAGAAAGTAAAATATACAGACATGACAAACGAATCGATTAATGTAGTGAAAGAAAGCATTGGTGAAAAAATTAATTTGTACCCCGAGTCCAGTGATTCGAACAGTGAGATACAAATCAACAGAAACGTTCGTAAGAAACAAAAGAAGGGGGGCCGAAAGAAGAGCAAATCGTGCAATATTCAATCCTCGGACTCATCGGATAACGAGCCTCCTGTTAAGGATAGACGACAGAAGCGTCAGCCTATGTTACGGGATGATATGTTCGAAATGTTCACAAATCCAGAAAAGAAAATCGAAGACGCCGAGAACGATTACGAGGAACAAGAAGAATCGCATCAAGGCGACCCCGATCAAGAAAGTTATCAAGAGGATGGTTCGGTGTACGAAGAGGAGGAAACGCCGTCACCAGGATACAACACTATAGACGAGGAAAAACAGGACTTGTTGTACAAGTTTTACCGTTTACAAACCAAAGGCGTGCCCTTACCACATAAATTCAATATGAATTCAAATATTTTTGAAATGAGACGTGAATTCGAAAGGATTAAACGTGATGCCGAAGTGAATGCAAGTATTAAATTTTCGAGACGAATGTTGATGGCCTGTGTTACAGGTATTGAATTTTTAAACAAACGTTACGATCCTTTTGACATTAAACTGGACGGATGGTCGGAAAGTGTTATGGAAAACGTTGAAGATTACGACAACACGTTCGAAAGACTTCATGATAAATACAAATCCAAGGTACAAATGGCACCGGAAATCGAACTGTTGTTGTCGTTAGCCGGCAGCGCATTCATGTTCCATTTGACGAATTCGATGTTCAATTCTTTACCCAACTTCAAAGACATCGCCAAACAAAATCCGGATATTATTAATAATCTGATGAAATCTATGGGAGCAGCCTCTGCTCCACAGCAATCCACTGAAAATGCATTTACAGAAAACAATAACAATAACAATAACAATAACAATAACGTTCGTGAAATGAAGCCGCCCATGTTCGACATGTCCAGTTTGATGGGGATGATGCAACCTCCGCAACCGGAAACACAAATGCCGAGTTTTCAACAAAATTTTACGGTTGTGTCAAATGAGACGTTTTCAAATCCCGTCCCCACAAGAACGAGTGACGTGACGGCGGCGTCATCTGTGATACAACCGGTCGTTATACAACAACATGATTCCATTTCAGAGGTCTCTTCCGATGATGTATCCGAAATTACATTTAGCAAGAGTGACACAAAAAACATAAGCTTTTCTGAAAATACCTCAACGGGTAGAAGAAGAAAGAACAGAAAATTAAACTCAACTCCGCAAAACACGATATCCATTTAAATTTGCGCGGGTATATGAAGACGCCGACGATAAATTAACGTGGCATTATGATAACAACTTTACAAAAGGCAAACGGTTCACTTTAGTAATTCCTATTTACTATAGTACGTGCAATACTTCCGAGTTTTGCATAAAAGACAGAAAGAACGGACAAATAAAAACAATTCCGGTATCTATCGGAGAGGGTGTGTTATACAACGGCAGTGACGTGTATCACAGTATTACTAAACAAACAAAGGGGTGTAGACGTATCGTGCTAATAATTCCTTTGTATGAAAATGAGAATAAATCGTTTTTTGGAAAAACTAGGGAAGTTATTAGGGACATTACTGATCGAATTTTAATGATTTAATTTAACTATCTCCAATTAGGTATTCTGGACCGTTCCAAAAAATCAACAATACCAATATTTTAATATATTGGTATTATAAATTAAAATGTGTTTCAACAAGGAGACATCTTTATTTTTTGCGATTATGTCTACAATGGTGGTAATATACAAATTATGCACATCCAGATTGGATGATGTTCTACTGATTCCGACATTTTTATATACGGTCATGGAGATAACACAGTATTATCAATACAAGGTGATCGATCAGTGTAGCAACAAACAGAATGTGTATTTGACGTATTTTACTTGGATTTTGGAATGGATTCAACCGTTGATGTGGAATTTCGTGTGGTATAAGACAACCACAAAGAATAAAGAGATATTCAAGTTCACGATTTTGTATTCGCTAATCATATTTGTGTTAGGTATTGTTCGTTTGTTTTACTCGTTCAATCCTCAATTTAAGAAGCGTCCGGAGTTGCAAAGCTCGAACCGAACGTGTACGACCAGCGGGAATGTTCATTTGAAATGGGAGAATCGCACGGGTCATTTCAAAGGATTGGAACCGAATTGGTTTGCGTATATGATCATGTGGTTTTTGCCCTTGATTTGGTTAAGACCCGTGAACAAGGCAATACAATCCGCTTTGTTATTTTTGATAGGGATCGGTGCGTCGATGATGGTGACTGGATTTCGATGGACGGACGAAACCCCATCCATATGGTGTTTCTTAACGTTTCCAGGAATATTGTCTAGTATTTTTATGAATTAGAAAATGTAGTTTTGTAGTTCGAAAGTATCTTTATAAACTTTATAGAAATTTTTATAGAAATTTTTATAGAAATTTTTATAAACTTTATAATATAACTTGATTAAACAATGATTTTAAATTTAACACCCTTAGAAGACGCATGGGGTGCATCACCAGTCCAAAAAAATATATATAAATCGAATGACCCACAACACAAGTTTTTGTCTTCTGGGAACCTTAGCGACGAAAAAACAAATCAAGTTCAACCTCGGTTATCCAACCAATATCAACCCCAATTAACCAACCAATATCAACCCCAATTAACCAACCAATATCAACCCCAGTTTCAACCCAATTCTACGGTGACAAAGAACGACATCTATCAGTCCGGTCTGTTTCATCAACGTCGCGTGGATGTGGCTTTATACAACGACATTATTATAGACAAGATAGGACATATGACGGGAGACGAGAAAACGTTTTATGTCACCAACGCGTTGCTCGATTACAACAATAAACCTCGACAGTCCAAAAAAATAGAATATTTCAACAGGCCTCAATGTGACGAATATCACAAATTTGACGACTCGAACAACGGCATCGATGTGTTATGGATTATAACGTTATTTTTGATATTATTGTTGATTGACAAAATATATATGATTTGGAAAAATTCTTAATTTATTCCAAATATCATCTCCAGAGTGTTTTTGGCCTTTTTATCACTCTTGATTTTAATCGGATTGTTTACGTATGATTTGGAGGTTGGTTCTGTTTCATTCTTTGTGTCTTTTTCTTCATCCTTTTTGACCCATTGATAATTGGCGTAACTTTGACGATTATCGTTTATTGTTTTGATTGTGATGTACGGAGGCAACATGGCGTTGTAAACGACACCTTTTTCCGAATTGTTTCGAAACTCTTCAATGGACATGGGTCCTCCAAACATTTTAAGACATTCTCTAGGTGGCGCTATAGAAACGCTTTTAGATATGTTATAATCGTCGATCATCTGATTCATCATCATGGTAATTAACGTGCATCGATTGTTCTTACTCGAATGCATGTCATTTTTGTTGTATGCTTTCATACAAGAAAAACTACAAAATGTGCCATACACCTCAAACTTTTTTAATAGGTCATTGTATGTCAATGGTAACGACAACACTTTGGTGTCAAATTTATGACAACACCACCAACAACATACATCCGAATGGTGTTTAATGTTTTCCATTCAAATAGATGTGTTTATAATACATATAAACTTTAAAATGTGATACTATAAACATATTAAGATGGATATGGACAACTTCTGTACACCAATTAATCAATTAGGTTCCGAAACTCCTGTAAACAGGCAAACTCCGATGAATACAGAAAGCAACAAAGAACCGTTACAAGTTCAGAACTATTCCGACATTTTAAAATCGATTAATACAACGGAACAAAAACCTATGAATTCTATAAATCAAATTAATGAGATTCAACAACAGAACGTTCAACAACCACCTGTTTCCAATCATAACGAACAGTATCATGCGCAATTGCAACAACAGTATGCATACCATCAACAGCAGCAACAACAACCGCCTCAACCAATCGAAATGCCGCAACAGACAAAACCCATATTGAAGAAGAATTTTTATTGCGACAACGACTTTCAGAACGAATCCTTGTCCCTTTTGTGTGTGTATGTTTTAATAAATTCGGAATTCTTTCAAAACTTTTTGAAAACGAAGTTTCCTAGTATCATTAATTCTGACACTGGAAAAATAAATATTCTTGGAACCATAATTCAAGGAATAATACTCATTTTTGGGTTTAATTTCACCAAAAAAGTGGTCCTCAAGTATATTAAAGATGCCTAACTATATTTAGTTTAAATAGGTATGGAAAACCGATCTCAAAAATTATTGAATTCTTTGTTATCGTATTATACACCTGAAAAGCTTAGTCTACTTGTGAATGTGATTCAAAACAATGAAAACGATGAACATCCTTCCCTTCGATTAATAGACTGGTTGGTGACGAACTATTCGAAAAAACATGCGATTGTGTACTATTTGGACGGGAAACCATTTAATTTACACCAGAGTTACAAAAACATGTTAAAAGCTTATTCCAAAAAACTATTTGATCCTTTTAGACGACATTCCAGAGTACACATAAAGTGCCCTGTGGTAGAAAACGGAAACTTAGAAACCACTGTCGCCCAAATGACGTTTTTCAAATGGGCAATCGATTGTAACGTGTTGAATTACGCTCAAAAACATAAACGGCATATAAAGGAAGACATGGACAACAATCGCACAACCGTGTCTCCGAACACGTGTAAGAAAAAATCGAAAAAGGCAAAAATATTCAACATTAATTTTAATGTCACGTTTTCTTAGCGATATTTTTTTACCATTAAGGTTTATAATAGATGTTAGCATACCTAAAAAATCCCATATTAGTGTTTTGTGTTGTTGGTCTCGTGGTTTACGGTCTGATCACGTATTACAATAAGAATCAATGTAGTGATGAGAAGAAACAATTTACGACTAACGAGATATACATGTATTCCTTTATCATCGCATCGTTATCGTCGGGTATATTGTATTTGACTACCAAATCAACCAACAAAGAGATTTCGGATCCGGTTTCCGATAAAGTAGAAGCTTTGCAAAACAGACCCGTGGTCGAAAATAATTTTGGTGAAACGGAGAAAAAACAGTTTTTTGACGTCGCACCGAAGCACTATAGAAAGTCCGCGAAGAACAGTGAGAAGGTTTTGAATGAACCGTTCGAGTGATACTTATTTAAAGATATTACCTTTTTGTGATACATAAGAATGGTTCAGAATTGCGGAAAAGGCGGAAGTTCGCATAAAAAAATGAAAAAAACAGGCTTTGTCATTCCCACCCGGGAGTTGTACTTCAAAGAAGAAGGTCAAGATTACGCGCTCGTTGTGGCAATGTTAGGTCATAATCGGTGCACTTGTAAGTTGTTTTCTACAGACACGGAAACGTTGGGTACAATCAGAGGCTCGATGCGCCGGAAACATGTGTATCATATCTCGAAAGGTGATATTGTACTGGTTGGTCTGAGAGACTTTCAAGACAATAAAGTGGACATCATGCACCTTTACACTTCGGACGAGGTTCGTCTGCTTATAGGTTATAACGAAATCACAAACGCCTTTGTGATGGACCAAAAAACAAAGTTGATTTCAGAGAATGAAGATGATGAAATTCAATTCGCCGATATATAAAAAAATCTTTGTTACATAAAGAACACATTTTCATTATGTAACAAAATCGAGAAGATGTTAATAAAAATAAAATAAAATTAATGAACCATTATTTACACGCTTTTTATAACGAATAATCCACCTGTAGCGCTAGGACCACCTAACGCCACGTGTTTTCCGTCGCGAGATATACTCGAAGCGGTTCCGTACTGTACGCCATTTGAATCACTTCCGCTCAAATCGACTTCGGTATACGTGTCAAATAAATCGTCCGATGAAAATAAGAAAGCGGTCCCCTGACCTGATACCACTATATTTCGTTCAGTTGATATCTCACAAGAGGTACCGAACGGTCCCGTTTTTTCGATAACATGTAATGTGTCGTACGTGTTTGTGTATTGATTCAGTCGGTAAATATAACACTTTCCGTTGGTGGTCGTGGCATTTCCTGACACGACCACGATTTCTCCCTTGGAGCTTATCGCGATGTCCGTGCCATATTTACAGTCACTTGCGGATACACTCAAGTCTGCAAATACCTCGTAATTGTCAAACCCGTCGTTTCTATAAACCAGAACAATGCCTCCGTTGTTATCCGCATTAACCCCCGACACGACAATATATTCACCATAATCTGAAACAACACATTTTACACCGAATGTCGCATTCAGGCGATTTTCGTTCTTTATTGAAGTAATTTCCGTAATAACATCGTGTGTGTTCTTATAAATGTACACCGTTCCACCGTTGAAATCATCTGTCGCTGTGATCACCATGTAAGCTCCATCGGCGCTTATACAATTGTACATACCATACAAATGTCGTCTCTTTTCGGGTTTGAACAAGAAACATTCGTAATGTTTTACGAACACGTCATTCGTTCGTTTGAACACGTAGAACGCCCCGTAGTTGACCGCTGGGCCAGTTACCATCATGTACTCCCCGTTGTGTGACAAACTAGCACAGTATCCAAAATTCAACAAGTGATGATCGTACGCCATATCCCACTGCAATTCGGAGTACGTCAAATCCGCGTTTCGTTTGTAAACGAACACGCGTCCGGGAGTGGATATTCCGCTCAACACACAATACGTGCCATCTCTGGACAGTATACATTTATTAAACTCCCCGTCGCTGTCTGCTTTGATTATCTCTGTTTCATTCGATTCGACCCACACGAAGGTGTCTTCTGGTGTAGGTGTTTTGTATATCTTTTGGTAAAAATAGGTCTTTGATTTCCTGTAAATCATGTAACTGGAATATTTTCCGTTGGGTCTGACTACGTTTGTGTTATTGGTTTGTAAAGCATTAAACGCGGTGTTTATGTATGCTGTACTCAGTCCAGTGTTGTAATTGAAGTACACATTGTTATTGTGTGTTCCCACAATTGACGTGTCTATATTTCCCAACACGTTGCGAGTAAAAAAGGTTTCGATATTGGACAGAGATATATCATTTTCGTTCAAAGACGAGACCTCGTCGATTAGATTCCAACTGGACAAACCGACGACATTGTTGTCGTTTATGGAATGTATCTCGATTTTGAATTTGGAACTGGTCACGGAATCAAATGTGATGACAAGGTCGTCGCTGTACACCGTCGTGTTTGGGTCGAATCCTGGATGACTTACATTGGATACACGCTCGTAGGAAGAGTCTGCATAATAATAAATTTCTATATTACCTGTCAAGTAATCCAAAGGAGGCTGTACAAATCTCATGGAACTAATGCGCGTTTGTCCTGAGGCGAACTCGTATATAATCGTACCACCATTATCTGCTATATTAGATAAGAAAGAATTTTCTAAATTTGAATAATTTATGATTCCGTCAAATAGTTTATTTACGAAGTGAATATCACCGTAAGACGAGTGCACAATATCATTGTTGTTAAGAATTGTTTTATAATCAATCTCATCCGACGAACTCGTAGTGCCGTTTTGAACGTTCGTGTCACTCATAACAACAGATTCGCTCACATCGAAAGAGATTATATAATAAAAGTCGACATTTGACACAAATGGTGTAAATTCGACATTCGCATCGTTATTCGTTTGAGTGACGGAATACACGACGTTTGCGTCGGATGTGTCGGTGTAATCGATGTAAAAATCGAACGTGTTGTTCAACTCATCGGTGGCAAACACAACATGCGAATAACTGTTTTCTGGTTGAATAAATTCAATGTCGGACGGATTGTTTAGATTCAGATACGCGTTGTCTATAACACAGGACACATTCGAATGCAAGGACGTGGTCATATCGTTACAAAAATATAATGTGTTGTTTTGCAACACACCATTATAGTTTTCAAGGTTGTTCAAATCGTATACACTGTCAATGACCGATATGAACGAGGGAAGGGTGTACTTATTTATCAAATAGTCGTTCATTTTTACAACAAATGTATAATATTTCGAAACGGATTTTGTCATGGAGAACACACTCATGTTTTGGACTTGACCCACGTTACCTTCAAGATACACCTTCGGTTCTATCGAGTCTATCGAATTCACCTCAAAGGTGTAGTGCGATTGCGTGATACGTTTGGATGCGTCGTGATATGTCTTGATGCTTTCAACACTGCGGTCACTTAACAGAGAGTAGATATACGCACCGTTCAGTTTGGACGCTTGAATGGTTGTGTTTGCGCTTGTGTCGATAACGTACTCGAGTAAATTTTGAGTCTGTAAATCGGACACTCTTGTTACAATTGCGTCGGAATAAAGATCTGATGAATATAAATATTCCAACACCGTTTCGAAGCTTTGTGGTGTGGTAAATCCAATTAAATAATGATATTGCTTACCTGTATCCGTTGTATTGGATACAATGTTTGTGTTTAAAATTTCTATGGTATTGTTGAACACCTGTGTATATTGCGAATGATTCAGTTTTGTAATGTACGTAAACGTATTCGATTGGGTATCGTGAGATACAATATAAATGTGTTTTTCTGGACTACTCACAACACGGGTCGATTGGGTTGATAAAACGCTGTTGAATTCGAAGTATATATTCACGTAATGGGTTATTAAATTGTATTCTAAACGATGAAACCCGTTACTGAGTTTTGTGTTCAGGTTGGACTTTACAAAATCAACGACAGTATTTGGGTTGGATGGAATTATAAAACTTATAGCATAATGTTGAAAATTAGTGTCAACTAATTCGTATTCTACATAAATATGTACCATCGTGTTTATAATATTCATGAGTTTTAAATTTAAACAAATTTTCGCGCTATGAATATTAAAGATTTAATATATAACATGTATTTATACGAATGCCTATAATTCAATTTCTAACCAGACCATATATGATTCTGTTCAAACAATCGAACAACGTGACATTAAATTATCCATTGAAGAATCCGAAGATGTTCAATTTAAATGACGAATACGTAAAAACGGAAAATGGAGAGCCTCCGGATAATATTAATAGTCTGCCATCTACAGGAAACTATTGTTTTAGAGTTACGACCACTTTGAATAAAGAAACGGATAAGATGAGAGAATATGTAGGATATGACAACAATATTGGCATTGTAAAAAAGGTGGAGAGACTTTGCGCCAACGACGAAGAACTCTATTGTGACACAAAATGCGCCCAATCTAAATTATCATTTGTACACGATGTTCCCCATTGTGATGGGCATGTGGATATCAAAGATTTTAATCACGGAGCTATATATCAAAGTTTCTGAAATGTTCATTTTATGGATATCCAGAATTTGCGCTCCACTGTAGACCATCGTGTTGTCATTCCGTATAAAACGTTTGGGTACGAGAAACATTGGTCTATGTTCGCATCTTGAAAGAAAGTATCATCGTTTAACTTGTTTTTAATAATAACATCGCGTCGAACAAAAAACCCAGCCATTGCAAATTTTACACAACCGATAAAAACATAATCTTTCAATATATTGCAATAGGCCTTTAACGACGCTCCGGTGTAGTTGATGTCATTATCCTTTTTGGTTTTTGTGTAAGGCACCGCGACACTTTTATGTGGTCCCAAAATATAGTTATATCGCACAACAATCACATTGGGCGAGCTTATGTTGTAATGTTTACATTGCTCTATAAACGTTTTTATTATCCAAAAATCCGTGCCGATACATTCAACGGACAACAGATCAATCGGATTGTTGAATAATAAACCGTTACCAGTGAATAATTCTTTGACAAACTCCATTTCGCATTTAATGTTTCCGTGGGGGTATGTTTTATGACAAACCGCATTTACAAATTTATACTTCTTGATTAAATTACGTATCAAATTGAACTTCTTTTTCAAATGATGCTCGTCGCGTATATAAACGTAGTATCGTCGTTTGTATTTGTTGAGTGGTAATCGATCGAATATGTACTCCAGTATACCGTCTTCTTGATATTCGGAGGTGACTCTTTCCCCAAACGTGTCTAGCATATTGTAATTTTTCTAGAATATTTTTTACAATCCTAAACTTAATATATAAGGTACTAGTATATTATGTTCAATAACATCAAGAGTTCCGACCAGTCCTTCACGAATGTTTTAATCAACCGACGTCTGAACGTACGAAACAACTGTTTTTTACGAAACACAAACATTTTGCAAGAAATCAACAACGTCAATGACAGTCTTGCGAGTTCACAAACCACATTAAATCAATTTGAACACACTCTTCAAAATTTCGACACGGTTTACCAAGAGTTCAAAAAAAACAGGATACTGACCACACAAGATATGGACTTAGAAAGTGTGGACTTACTCACCTACGAAAACATCGACATCGATTTGGACAAATCGTACATTAAAATTATATGCGAAGACGCACTAATCAACTGCGATATTCATTTACATTTCAATACGATTAATTCACGTTTTGTTTACGTCAAATTGCCCTTTCCTGTTTTGCTTCAGAATGTCGAAATTGAAGGCATTAGTCAATCGCAAATCATACCTGGACGCATCGCCATAAAATATAATAATTTAACCACTACATTATCGTCGGCGTATATAGACATTAATCGATACTTAGACTACGTAATTATTGACTCGCCTTTTTTTCTTGACCAATCCATTGTATCCGACATACAAGCAGACGTGTGTATACGTTACTCCGGTGATATTTCGTCGAAAATAAATACAATCACACCCATGCGTAACTCGTTTGAGCACGTCTACAATCTGAAGTTTACGTGGCACTCGCCTTCGTTACTGCAACCGAAGGCGTTGCTGAAATGGGTGATTATAAAAAACAAAATAGACGTGTTTATCGAAGCCACATTTACGGCCACTGCGTCCTCATTCGACGAAAACACCAGACTGATAGGAAAATTACCGGTAAGAGCGTACAACACAAACGTGGATATTATCTATAACGCCATTGTGTCCATTGTGGACAAGTCAAATTATATACATTATGCCGTAAAACCAGCAGAAATTATGTTAAAATCTTTAGATAAGGACCACTTTTATATTCATGTACCCAAAAATATAATTCATGTTGGTGACAACAATTTACAAGTCAACCTATGTGCTTATTTTTCATATTACAACGAATTCGAGATTATACATGATATTCCTTACGTAATAAACTACAAGTCTTACCTGAACGACGCGAATGTCACATTCGCAAACATTGATATCTTCGATTCATTGAATATTTACAATTCGATGTTTTTTAACGACGATTACAAATTGAATTTTAACATATTTAACGAAGGAAACACATTGACACATACGGTACCTAATTTTAACGAAGCTGATTTGACGAATGATTACGTATTTGGTGTATCCAATACAACCAATTTGTCCGTAAACATCACTATAAGCAACAAAATAAATGATGTCATTTTAACTTCGAATATTCACTATTTAAATACTTAAAGAATCTTGTGAACATATTAATAATACTAAAAATTCAATTATGGAAATTACTTGGCGTAATATAGAAAGGTCGAAACGACGGAGACCTCACATTTGTTACAATAACATAGATTCCGATATTGTAAAAAATGCTGACAATTTCCAAAAACGGATGTTAGAAGACTGTAAAAGTCTAGCTCAACGCTCAGACATGTTACACAAACACGGATGCATTATTGTAAAAAACGGCACCGTAATTTCCACAGGTTTTAATCGACGTTTTACGAATAAGAAATTACAAGACTGTCATGATGTAACCTCCTGGCATGCCGAAATGATTGCAATTCGCAAATGTACAAAAGAGTTGCTGTGTCAAAGTGACTTGTACATTGTTAGAATAGGTTCCGGATTTAAATACTCAAAACCGTGTAATATTTGTGCAAAAAAAATTGAAAAACTAGGCATACGCAATGTATACTATTCCATTAATGATGAATAAATATTTTAAGTGCGATTTAAGTTACAAATAAATTATAATTTCTTATTATATACGAACAATAACAATGGGAAAAATAAAATTAAGTGTAGGGGCCATAGCGACCACAAAAAACAGTACTTTTTATGCAATGGCATTCAACGAGAAACCACAATCATTACAGGATGTGTTGAACTTTTTCAAATTGAATCGAAAGAACGGTGAGGGTATATTCCAATTACACAATCGCACAACCTCCAGCGCCTTCCATCAAGGACAGGATGTTGAACCCTTCAAATGCGATATTGTGAAGGAGTATATTTCCACCAATTCAGCTACACCGATTGATGTGATTAACAATTCGAACAGGTATATCTACATTGTTTCCGTTGATGGTGTGAACAAAACAAACATTTCAGTGACCCTGGCGAACAACAAGAATTATCTATCGGAAGACAACACACGCTTGTCTTTTAACGAAAAGGATAGAAACGGTAAGTTGCGATTGAATACCAACCTACGACTACACAAGGTCAATCGTGTGTATTACTATACAATCGCGTTCACTAAAAAGCAAAACAAAAACTCGATTTTTGATGCTTTGGTAAACAGTGCGTTCACTTCCGCGGTCATTAAATCAAGAGAAATCAACGAAAATGTGGAAAGCGAACCGGTGGATATTAACTATGTAATCGACTTACAAAGTAACACTGTGATTTCATCCGACGAGGTCAATTCTACGTATGTGTATACAATCATTAGCACAAACGATGATCCGACCAATCGTTTCGAAAACTACGTGTACGATATTCAAGAAAGCGTTGTGTATGCTAACAATGAACCCAAAGCGACTTTACGAAGTACAGTCGATAGCACGAACGTGAACAATTACCGTATCGAGAACGCAAACGTTTACTCCGATTCCAACTCTGCAAACAAAATGATTGTTGCACTATTCAAAGAAAACGGTTCTATCGATGATACACGTTTGATGAATTTTGTTACAAAATTGGACGAAACGTTTAATTTAAATAATTTATCCGAACACGATAGCACGATTAACGATTCCACAAACACGGACGCTATCATGTATTATTTCAAATCTCCGAGTAACTCGGACAAACATGTGTATAAGCGAATTTCTTCCATCGATTTGAAGTACGCGTTTACCGATTACGATGACCCTAGTCAACAAGAGATGGTTGATACGAATACATATACGTATTTACCTGTTATTGTAGCAATTGACGAAGAACACGGTACACATTCGGTGTATGTCGACGAAACAATCAGTTATACAACAACGTCCACGGATTCGAACTGGTCAACCAGCGGGAATGTGCGTTCCGATGATATCGTAGCCCCAACGAGTAGTGTAAATAGCGATGGGTGGGGTACCGGTGTGCTGTCCAATGACGCCGGTTATATGGTAGTGTATGGCGATAGCTCAAGTATGGGTGAGGGTCAGGTGATAGTGTACAAAAAGAATGCGAATGATTATATTCAATTCGCGGACCTATCTCTGTCAGGGTTAGACCAAATATGGTACGCCAAGTGTGCGGATATCTCGCACGATGGTACATTCGTCATTGTGTCCGGTTACGCGAACAACGGTACTTCCGGGCGACTTGATATTTACAAGCGTAACGACACGACGTATGACTTGTTGCAAACCGTCACAAAATCAGACACCGGTGCATTCGGAACATCGTGTTCTATTTCACCCGATGGTAATTTTGTGTGCGCGGGTGGACCGAACAACTCCGTGGGTGGAAGCGTCCACGTGTTCAAAAATATTAACAACGTGTTCTCTGATTTTGATATTCTGTCGAACACAACTGTAAATGATTTTGGCGTCGATTGTGTTCTGTCGGCAAAGGCTCAATCGATGATGGTTGCTGGAAGTCAAACACATGCGTATCATATGAACGCGGACAACAACGGATTTAACGCCCTCCCGTCTATTTCCGTTGAAAGCGTGAAAGTCGATTTGTCGAGCGACGGTATGTATGCCATCATGGGTGGCAATGCGGGTGCCGCTTACGTGTATGAATTAGAAAATGAAAATTATGTACTGAAACAAGATATTAGCTCTAATAACTCAGAGTACGGTAAACAAGTTTCGTTATCAGCGGATGGCTTATACGCATTAGTGGGTGGTTTGAATGTGTTACAATTATTTAAATTAAACAATACCGGTGTTTATGACGAAGTTAACAATTTTGATTCAATTACTGTGGGCGATTTCAATCATATCTCTCCCAATGGTAATTTCATATACATAGGTGCAAGGGGAAGCGTGGGAAAAGTATACTCCACCGATTTATACGAACCCAGTGGTGTTGTGACGAGAAAGCACGGCACGGACACTAACGATATTGTGTTTAACGGTGGGACTTTCGATATTAGACCCGATTCGTATATCATTGTCGCGTTTACGATGTCCTTAACCACAACCGAGGTTGAATCGTTTGTGTCTCAACATTTATTAGGTGGTTCGAAGAACAACGCGTTTGTTCACAACAGAAGACGCAACGATGTGACCATTGATCCGTTCGTGCTCACAGAGGCATTTAACGACACCGACTCGTTTGAAAATGTCTCCAACGTGAATGCGACGGGCACGTATCATACATACATGGTTATGATACAAAACGATGTTATGTTCACCCAAAGCATTGCCGAAGATGCTCAACAAACGGAACAGAATGAAAACACATTCGAAGAGCAAAACGTGACTTTTGACATCGAGTCATTAACAACTTCGTCCAAAGTTTCGATTGTGCAAGCAAACGAGGTCTCCATAAAATCTAATGGGTTTTTCCATTTGACAGACTATCTCGACTTTAACGACATCAACACTGTATACACGTACGAGATAGACCAAGATTACAAACGAGGCGCTCAAATAGAAATGCGTTTCCATAATTTCCAACCGCTACGTCTTAGTAGGTTCAATGAGTCGTCTCTAATTATTCAAAACTACCATTTTGAGCTTGATGACACAAGTCTTCAGAAACAATCGGATACAATCGAGTCTCTCCAACAATTTCCCAAGTACGTGAAATATACAGTTGTTGATTCCTCTACCGTTCCTTCGACGGTTAGCCCGCTTTACAATGGGTTCAATGACATCAAGATTGAATTTTTCTACGACACCAATTATTCTCAACCGTGTTTCCACACATTCGCTGGATATTGCACGGCGTCCCAAGCGGTGTTCGATAGTCATTTGAGTGATTTCACAATTTCAAGCTTCATTTCAATAATTTCGTTGAAGAATCTGTCCAAGATTCCTCCTGTTATTGTGGATATACAAAACACGTTGCCCACTGTTGTGTTCAGTCCGGCTTACTCGCATATGGTACAACGACGTGTGAAGGACAACACTCCGTTCTTCGATTCGTCCATTCATAAAGTCATTACGAACGTACCCGTTTACTTGAAGAACGGTATTCTGTACGGATTAAACGAAACCACTTTGTACAACAAACTAAATGTGTCGAATTTGAAAGAGAACAGGTACGCGTACTTATATGTGGTCTCTTTGGACACGCTGTGGAGCGACCAAGACGGTTGGGAAATTTTACCTGCTGGGTCTTGTAAAGTCGATAACACAAACGTTTCGGTTACACGAAAAATGATTTCACCGTACCAATCCGAAATTAATTTCCCCAACGAAATCAAGAATTTCGCCGTCATTATCAACGATGTGGAATACACTGAAAACGCGCCGAAAGTGCCCACCGTAACCGTGGATTCGGTCGCCTTCAGCGAATCAATTTTAACCTATTCCGCCAGCGTGTCCGCGACGGATCAGTACTCGAACAACGACATTACCATGTACACCGTTGTGTCCACAAACCCGGAATTACCCGTGTCGAAAATGTTACAGTACACCAACGCGTCCAACAATTACGAATCGGCGGTTGCATCTCGTCAAGTTACCGGGTCTCAAACTTTTACGGATCTCACCGTGTCGCATGTTTTAGATTCCGCGGACAACGTCAACGATATCGCCAAGGTGGATTCGTTCACAGTGTACATCTACGCGGTAGATAGTCTAGGATTATACACGATTGAAAAAGAAACCGTGCACGCCACCAAAAACATGTTGGTGTATCAACCCCACTCGACCTTCAACGTGAACACAAGCTCGACCACTCAAATCAGTAACGTGAGCATAAGCGACAATTCCGCGTTCACTCTGGTTACCAAATTCAAAACCAAACCCGAATTAAATGTCAATAACAATACCCAAATAGACTTACAATTGTTCGAGGGAGACCAATATTCGTACAGCATGTGTTTGAATAACGGACAATTGTCACTTAAAGCGAACACCGCTTACTCTTCTGCGTATTACGTGAACACCAACACTTGGTACACTGTTGTTGTTACCTTTGCGGACGGTAAACCAGTAAAAACGTTTATCAATGATACGGAACTCGGACACAACGCGGTGAATGTTACAACAAATCCGGCGAATTCAGACACAAAATTAACCAAAATTACAGTGAATAATTCCTTTGTGAACGAATTCGATTATATTGTTGGATTCGGTGGCGAACTCGAAATTCCCGAGTCCCAAAGTCTTGATATTGAGCACTTTATGGAAACCACGCCGGCTGCGTTCGCGTACCTGTTCAACAACGACTTGACCGATTCCAAGAACGCGTTACCCAATCTGAACGTGTCCGGTGTGCCCACCTTCAATTCGGCGTCTGTGTACACCAACGTTGCGGTGACCGATTCGTACAGAGTGAACATTACCAACACCGAATTTGTTTACTCCACTAACACGTTTAATGTTTCGGGAACTATTTACTCTTCCTATTTCGATATCAAAGAGTACCACATTGCGATTATTCCTGTAAACTCGTTTTCTGACGACTACGTGACAAACAAGCTTATAAACAATCATCACTTGGGCAGTGTGTACTCGACCACCGTAAATGTTCCAAAGTACACCGTTCACAGCATTGAACAAAGTATGAATTTCGTGCTTTCCAATTTACAAAACAACGAATCCGGTGCGTTCAGTCACGACTATTATTCGGATGGTAACTACACACTTGCGATTGTGATTGTGGGTGAATCCGAAAAACGTTTGAAGCGTGTAGCGCTACCTCACATGATGTCTGCGGCGGAACAAGTCGAACAAGGAAAATACAATAACGTTAACGGACTCGAACTGAACTCGTTCATTCAAGACTTCGTGTTGGAAAATAAACAAGAAGGGAACGTGTCCTCCATTTCCAATCAAAGCAACGAGACCGCGTTTGTGGGAGATTCAACCGTGTCCACAGACAGTGACGGATTCACGTTTACCACCTTCAATCAACCCTTTCCTCTGGAGAACTCTGTTCAAATTCCTTTCACCACCGACACGAACAACGGTTTCACCGTCGGTATGGTCATCGAGGTGGAAAACGGAAGTGTCGGTAACGTGGTCGAGTTTGAACAAATGAACTTGGGTTTCGCCGGCGGCCAACTCAAATGGTCCATGATGACCGATTCCGCGATTGACTTACCCACAGAAGCATACAGTCAAAAGCTCATTGTGCTCTGGCGAGTCGAACAAGGCTCTGTTGAAAACAAACAAAAGGGTCTTGTCAAATGGATCCATAACAGCACGACGTACCGCCAAATGGTCAATGACACATGGACCTCGGATGGTACCGTTGTTGGTGACATTAATTCGTACCGATTTACAAACAACAATTACAAGCTTTACGAGTTCCGTTTCGTTCCGGCGTATATGGACGATACTGATTTGGAGAATATGGAAACGTACTTTTCCAACAAGTATTACAGCCGCAACTGGTCGGACGTCATTGGTCTGTGGCCTTTGAACGAACAGACCGGTCTGCGTGACATTTCCGGGAACGACCGCCATTTCAGTGTCCCGACCAACGCGGCGTACTCCAATGTGCAAAACCTGTTCACCACACACAACAACCGCAGCTGTATCGATTTCGGTCGCACCGCACGTTCCGGTAACGTGGTGTTTCCGAGTGGAAACTACCTGTACAACAAACTGTCCAACGGCGAGCAGTGGTCAAACATCGTGGATGCAAGCAACGCGTTTACGTTAACCTTCTGGTGGAGTGTCGACTCCATGAACGACGCCTCCAACACGCCCTTCGTGAACTGGGGTCAAGGTACGAATCATGTTATCAAACTGGACAATTCCGAGAAAGACGGTGACCTTTTACTGAACGGTGAGTACCCCTTCGGTCAGAGCGCGAACACCATCAAAACCAACGGGGTTTGGCAACACTACGCGATTGTGTGGGACGGCACCACCACCGAGTTATACATTGACGGTGTGAAGGGCTCTTCGATAAGTTCCGCCATTGGTTCGCTGGATTTGGTTGCGGACCTTGACGCGTTAACACTCAATTCGGACCTTTCCGCCACCGGTCCTCTCAGCGCGCTGGTTTCACAAACCGCTGACATTCAAAACGCAGTGGCCGGAAACAGCACGTCCAACGCGCGTTACAGCGATATCCGTCTGTTCCGCTCCGCAAAGACGCAAGAGGAAATACAAAGCATTTACGGTCACACGTCTGTGTTACCTCGCGTGCACACGTTAACCACCGAAATCCAACCCAGTTACGTGGCTGTGACCGACGCTACCATTAAGAGCGCGTCCACCACCGGTGTGTCCAAATATTACATTTTCACCGTGAACAATTGGCTGTTCAATCCCAGTGAAACCGAGGTCAAGCATTTCGTGCACGCTCTGCCGAGTTACACCAGCCCGGGTCTCAAGTCGGACAATACCGTGTACTTTTCCAACGCGGGCGTGTCCGCGAACACCACACATACGGTCACACCATTCATGTTAACCAAAGCGTTCACATCGTTCTCGGGTTTAGACTTTACTGAGACCGTGTCCAACGTGCCCGGTATGTACACCACCTATCTCGTGTCTGTGGACAATAACAACGAGCTTTTGGTCACTTCTAGCGCCGTGAGCAACGAGTCCGGGTATCTGTCCGCTCAATTACAAATGAGTGCGCCCACGGATTCGGGTTTGTACACCATTCAGGGAAGCATCACCAACACGACCAACGTAGCGGTGCCTGTGAACTACATGTTCGCTATGCAACAAAACTCGTCGGTTACAAGCGACGATGTCATTGCGCTTGTGAACCGCATCAACAGCCAACAATATAACCTTTCGAGTGACGTGATGCACACACTCAAGCCGGTGTCTGGGGGTGAGACGCTCGTTGTTCCTGGTGGAATCAATCTGACAAAGGCGTTCTTGAACGCGGACTCGTTCACTGAAACGGTTATTGTGCCCACCGAAACGTACACTTCGTACCTGGTGATGGTGGACCGCTTTGGTCGTGTCACTGTCAAACAGGACACTGGTGTATTGAACGAAAACCCCAACGTGGAGCTTTCGATTGGTCATTACCCCGCGACCAACACGGGTATTTTTGTAAATAGTTCGAGCACGATTGTGAACGCGTCGAATTTGCCTGTTGCAAAATACTATTTATTTGCCATGGACACATCCACAAGTGTTCCCGACGAAGCGCAAATCAAAATTTTTGTGCAAAGTCAATTAAGTTCGATAACTTCAAGTTCGGACACTGTTTTGTTCAATAACACGATGATTAACGTGAACGATACACACAACGTGACTGAATACAGCCAACTCAATAACGCTTACACCGGTGTATCGGATACCACCAATGCGGCGATTACCTCCAGCGGCACTTACCAAGTGTACATGGTGGCGGTGGACTCCAACGATGTGTACCACGTGTCGGTATCTGTTGAGGAAACCATTGATACCGCGCTAGCTTTGGCCCTCGAAACGACCGACCCGTCCGCCAGCGGCATTTACGTGCGCGAAACAAGTACGTCCATTACTCCCGCTTCCTTGGTGCCCGTGTCCGACTACTACGTGCTTGCGGTCGATTCGTCGACGGGTGTTCCGGACACCGCCAGTGTCAACGCTTTGTTGAACACTATCGGAACAAGTTACACCAACGCGGCGGACAAGGGCAGCATGCTTTCGTCTCACGAGCGCATGTTCGCGCCTGAAGGTGCGCGCGCAATCGATACGTTCGCGCTAACCAACGCATTCGACTCGACGTCCGGTACCCAAGGCAGTCCGATCACGTCGGACGGCGTGTACACGGTGTATTTGGCGGTTAAGGACGCCAACAATGTGTACCACCTGGAAAGTTCCGCGTCTCAATTGTCAGACACCGTTACTCCGGTGGCTGCGTCCATTGAGGTGACCAAAGCGATGGACAATCGAATGAACGTGTTGAGCTCCAGCGTGTCCAGCGCGTCCAACATACCTTTGTCCAAATATTACGTGTTTTCCGTGGACGCCTCTTCCAGTCCCAGTGACGCCGACGTCGAGTCGTTTGTGACCACCAAATTGACGGAAACGATACTTAATGAATTCGATTTGGTGTATTACAACAATAGTTTGTTAATGCTCAGCGAAACACACACCCTTGCCACGGATGAGCTTCTGTTCACAAAGGCGTTCGACGACGTGAAAGCTGACACGTCCAACAGCGCGTTCGACGCGACCAAAACGTACTTTACGTACTTGGTTACGGTGGATACCAACAATGCTACTACAGTGACGCTTGCGACAGTGAATCAGAACTCGGTCGTGGACACAAAACTCATTGAGGTGGGCGCTACAGCGCAAGGTATCACGTACACGGTGGACTGCACAAGTTCTCACAACACGTTCACCACTTTTTACGCAATGGCGACCACCAACAACGCGCTGGAAGAATCGGATGTCAAGCGCATGATGCTGAACACTCGATTCACATCTGCGGTGAATAAGATTGATACGAACGACACGAGCTTCACCAACAACGTGGTGCAAATTACCGACGTGTTACCTAATGTAGTGGATATATTCAACAACGTTGTTTCGGCAGACACCGTGAATTACGCCAAAGTGTACGTGTACGGTGTGGACGCGAGCGGTCTGAACGATATGGAAAACATGGTTATACCCGCCACCGACTACAATCCCCACGTGAATGTGTCCAACGCGGCGTGGAACAACTTTGACGGTATCGGTACTTTACAGATTTCCGTGTTCAGCTCATTTAACGAAATGGCGAACGTGTACCCCGCGGTTGCCTTCGGATCGGAAGTGGACCTGAGCGACAATTCGGTGGTCACCGGTTTTATAACGAGCAACTTTACACCGAACAAAGTGGATTACAGCGCTTACTCGGTGAATTCGGTTAATGAGACCCTTGCGGTGGCGTACACGGATTTAACGGACTTTACCCAAACCCAAGCCATCGACAAAAACGCGCAAGTCCGCGTGCTTGCCCAGGATGTCACGGGTAATGTGGGAGTCGGGGCATTAATCAGCGTTCTCGATGTTTCAACTTACGAAACTTTAGAACAAGCAACTTCCAGTGGTACTCTAACATTACTCAACGAAAACAAAATGTTCAAATCAAGCGGATCAGGAACAAACTATATAAGCACTGGTATATCCTTTGATATTTCGGACGCAAGCGTAGGCAAACAATACGAGTTCGATATGTACTTTGTTCCGATTGGTAGTGACGAGTTTGGAGGATACGGAAGTGGTGGTATTAGTTTTGGCGACAATGATACCAATCGCAATGCTAGGAGAGATACAAGTGCGGGATATTACTTTGATTTCGAGCAATATGCAACCTACGCGCATCTAAACATATTAAACCAAAATAATGTGAGATATGTGAACGATGGTGTAATGACTATCAATGTAGATCATACGTTTGGAACCAATTATGTATTTTTTGAAGGAGAGTTTCCTCGTTATTACAGAATCACGATTGTTTCGGAAGGGAAAGCTTTTGAGCGAAATGATCTGAAAGTGGAAGCGTTTGTGGACATTGAGAGAACACAACTTGTTTGGACAATACCAAACATTTCAAAGTTACCAACTCACAATACGAATCCTCCATCGGATACGATGTTCATCAACTTTTTTGAGGCCGATAATGATTTTGTTTTTGCTAATTTCGGTGAGCGTGTACCTCAACCTTCCTTCCCGTCGCCGAGCACTTTGAACACAAGCATTACATCCGCGGCCTTCGACGACACCGGTAATATCACCCTTTCCGGCGAAGTGGTTGCGTCAGACACCGAAGGCGCTGTTACCAGTTACAAGGCGCTTGCCACCACCCAAACGGGTTTAACCAACACACAAGTGCGTACTCTGATGGCGAATGTGGATTATGCGGACGCGGTGGTGGATTACGTACCTCTTTCTGAAGTCGAAGCCTTGTTTGGCACCGGATGGGAACTAATTAAATCTTTAGCACCAGAATCTACAACGTGGTTCCCTGGAAACGACAATTTACAAGGATATGCGGGTGATGAGTTCCTCTTCACAACCGGCGATTACTCTAAATGGTTGATTGCCGAACACGAACAAGTCAATGGTACTGAGTACGGTTTTGCTAATCGTACAATAAAACGGTCGTCCGTAAGTGACGTTCCATACACCGCCGAATGGGCTTATGATGGTCAGAACATAGGTAATCAGAGTCCAATGATCTATGTGGGAGACGGAAGTTCAAGCACAGGCGGAAGAACAAATGAATTACAACTGTACATGGAGAACGGGGCGCAAACTAGTTGGTATGGTATGGCTACTATAGGCGACGTTCATCCCACAGGTTTATACGTGTACACACGCACCGCACCAGCTTCAGATTCATTACCTTCAGCTTCGACAACAATTCCCAAAGTCCTTGACGCCAACAACCAAATTGTGGACGCTGAGTCCGTGAATTACGCGAACGTGTACTTGTACGGTACCGACGGCACACTCGCGAATGACGCGATGGCCGTGCAGACGATTGACCCATTAACCGAAACAGTCGGAACAATCAAATCTATCAAGTATGAAGCGAACGCCAGTACAATTTTCAAATCTGATTCACAAATCACATTTACCGGTCAATATGTGAACACTATTAGCGTGTGGTTCAAGATTTTTGACTTAGCAAGTTTAGTGTCTGATGAAAACGATTATCCTATCGTTTCTATTCAAGACGGAACTTCTCAACGTTCAGTGAATTTACGATATTTCAATGGTAAACACGGAATCAACGTACGAAGTGGTGTTGATTGCCGATATGACATCCCTTTTGTACAAGATGTTTGGTACAACTTGACATGCGTATCATCAAGTAATAGTTCGTATTCATTGTATATCGACGGAGTATTACAATCTCGTACTACCGGACAAACCCCACTATGGAACACGACAGGTAATCCAGTTACTGTTTCTATTGGTGCTGCTCTCAATAATGCTTTGTCCGCGATTGGGTATGGTCCTTCGCGTTACTTTATTCAGAGCGACGTTGTGGTTTATGACAGCGCATTGAGCGCCGAACAAGTCAACACCGTATATACCGAACGCACATACGACCCGACTAAAGTGGGAGTGACTCCTGTCGTACATTATGACTTCCAGACTTTAACAACAGGAGATACGACGATTCCTAATTTATACGACAATTCTTTCAACATGACTCTTATGGCTGATGTATCTCAAGCATCGGGCATGACTATCGTTGAAGAAGCCGGTGGCGTCGCGTATGTCCTCAACCCTCTCCCTCACGTCACACTCGCCGGATCGTCTTGGAACAATTTCGATAATCAAGCCGTTATCAACGCGGGGTCCACCGTGTTCTCCAGTGTGGCTGAAATCGATACCGTTTATCCCGCAGTGGCGTTCACGTCCGACGTGGACTTAACCAACACCGACGCGGTCAAGAGCTTCTTTGAAACTAACATAACACCTTTAGCTCAACAAAACGTACCAAGATATTCTGTTGGAACAATTAACGAAAGCTCCGCGATTACTCAAGCCTACACAGGTCTGAAACTGTTAAGTGAAGGACAAACGGCGGAGCTCAGCATTCGTGACGTGGACTGGAGTGCTATTACACCGAATAACCCTGAGTTTAATTTGTCAAAATCTGGTGTAAGTGGAATGTACGGTAAAGATTGTGCGGTTTCTGCCGATGGTAATACAATCTTAGTATCCGGTTATAAAAGCGCAAGCGATTTAGGTGGATGTGCTTTTGTTTGGGAATATGATGAAATCACACAAACTTGGGGTAAACACAACGCGGACGGATCTTTCACGAGCGGAACGCCTCATAATTTGAGTCTCGATAGCGCACAAGCAGAAGGCATGTACGGGAAATCGTGTGATATTTCGCTCGATGGAAAAACAGCGGTCATTTCTGGGGATGATGATTCCGGTGGTGGTGGAACCGCGTGGGTGTGGCAATACGACGAGATCAACAAGACGTGGACGAATACGAACGGTAATCTGTCACACACTGCAGCTCCAAATTACGGCAATTCTTGTGCTATTTCAGGAAACGGAAAAACCGTGGTCGTAACCACGTCGTATGGTACATATGGTTCTTTTATATGGACACAAGACTCTACTTCGGGTCTATGGGTATCAACACAAGTAACGTATACAACAGTTAATTCCACTTGGATTACGTCATGTTCGGCTTCGGCAGATGGAAACACTGTATTGCTTGCTGGATACAGTGGTCATAACACCAATGGTGACGGGCATATATTCACCCGTTCCGGTACAACATGGACAAACACCGGTACTCTCCATAAAAATCCTGCAAACGGTAAATACGGTTACGAATGTGTATTGTCCGGTGACGGTAAGACCGCGTTATTCACAGCTTTTCCAGATAGTGCATGGGTATGGAAAACGAACAACGACGGTACGTGGAGTGACACACCAATTGAATTACCCAGACCGGCAAGTGCACTTGGTGATTACGGTATCGATTGCTCGATCAATTTTGATGGTACGATTGCCTTAATATGTTCGAGCGGTTCACCAGATCATGGTAGCGCTCATTTCTGGAATTTCAATAACGATGTGTGGTCGAACGACACCGATATTATAAGGTCAACACCCGGAAGTGCGGGTGGAATATGGTTTGGTCAATCTTGCGCGCTTTCCGTGGACGGCTTGACCGCAATTGTCGCGGGCCACACCGACACATCTTCCGGCAAGGCGTTCGTCTGGCGTGGCGACAACATTCGCGAGCGCGCGGCGCTGACCCTTTCGGGTGAAGCTTACGCCAGCGCGGTTCCTGTCGAAGCGTCCGGGAACTACCAAGTGGTTATGGCGGCTCAGGACGCAAGTGGGAATATTGGGGTGGGTGTATTCGAAGGCGGTGCACAAGCTATTGAGTATACCGATCTAACTGTGTTGCCCGATAGCACCGCCGCAGCCCGATTCGCGATAACACATCCTAATGACATTTACGGACTTGTTTATGACAGGACTTCTTCCACAAACAATTGGGACGGGGTCGAAACGAACGCAAGGGTGGATACGTCCATTCTCGGAGCACAGTACGAATTCGAATGGGGACAACCCGATGAGTGGGATTACCAGCTATCCAGCATGCTAAACAGATTGGTTCTACGCGCGGTTGGAAGTGGTGACAACTATTACGCGGCTTATGGAATGGGATGGTACGGTAAAACTTTGAGATACGGTTACTCACACACCACTTCATCGTTTAGCGGAAGAGTATCGAATATAAACATTAACAGTAATAATCAATATTATCATTACTATCGCTTAACCGTTGTTCCACCAACAACCGGTTCAGGAGCGGGTATTAATGACATATTCATGGAGGTCTTCAATGATGCGGATCGTACCGACAAGTTATTTGATGCTCATATGACCGAAACCACATACAAAGCATATGCTGTACAAGGTAATTGGTCTAATTATGTTGACGCAGCTGATCAAAACACAAAATTGTCGATTTATGTTGGATTCGAAGCTGGTACTTCGACTTCGTACGCACGTGCAGCAACATTCGCTAATTTCCGATACGTACAACCAACAGCGCCCACCTTCCCAGCGCCAAGCACTTTGAACACAAGCATCACTTCCGCGGCGTTCGACGATTCGGGTAATATTACCCTTTCCGGCGAAGTGGTTGCGTCTGACACTGAAGGCGCTTCGACCAGTTACAAAGCGCTTGCCACCACTCAAACGGGGCTGAGCAATTCGGAGGTACGTGATTTAATGGCGAATGTGGACTATGCGGACGCAGTGGTGGATGTGGACACCTCTTTCAATATTAACATCGATGGGACCAATTTCCCGGTCACACTGGACGAGACCACCGACGCTTCGGACGACAAGACGCCTTGGATCCTCGCACTGAACTACATTCACAAGGGCGGAACCAACCCGGACCTAAACGTACGCGACACGGCCAAGGGGTTCCCTGTGCTTCCTTCCGACGGCAGCTTGGACTTTGACAACGTGAATATCAATGGCACCGTTCCGGACGGTAGCGTTTCCCACCCTGATTCATGGGGTCATACCGGTCTAGACCTATTCGACAAGTTGTGTGTCGCACTCGGGTCGGCTGCTGGGAACGAGAACGGACTGGAAGTAAGGTTTGTGGGGAAAATAAACAACACCGTCCATGATCGCATCATTCATTTCAAGACCAATTGGATAGAAATGTTCCAACGATTTAGGACCGGGTCTTCTGATGTCGCGTCTTATCCTACAGCTTATTCAGGTACAATAAATTTTACATACGAGTTGTACACACAACATACTGCAAACCTGCCCGCAAGTGCATCTACGTTTTTCAACTCAGCCAATGGCGACGATGGAATGACTCATCTTACGTTTTATGTCGGTGGTGCGGAGCAATGGAGCCCCGGAGAAGGTCGTTGGGGTGTTGATAACTACGCAAATTCCACAAATCAAGCCAACAACACTTATCACCAAATATGGGTACGTGCAAACAAGGGATCGGGTGGTACTTCGATAAGTGAGCTGTCCATTCCCAAGGTGCTCGTGCCCTCAACAACAAGCGGTGCTAACACTTACGAAGTCGTAAACGCTGAGTCCGTGAATTACGCGAACGTGTACCTGTACGGTACCGACGGCGTCGCAGTGCACGACGATATGGACG